CCTCAAGGTGGTGGATTTGTTCAATATTCTGGAACTGCAACTGTACCAGCTGATAAAACTCAGTTAGCTTTGCAAATTTCATGGTCTACTGTGGGAACAGCAGGAGCAAATGATTATTGGGATGTGCGAGAAGTGCAATTAGAACTTGGCGATACAGTAACACAGTTTGAAAATAGAAGCACTGGCGAAGAATTCCAACTATGTCAAAGATACTTTGAAAAATCTGATGACCCTCAATTTCATGGGAATTTTGCAGCTGCAGCGTCACAAGTACAAAGACATTCTATTAGATACGCAACACAAAAGTGGGAAGATGCAACTCTTGTACTTAGTTCTAGCACATCTGGTTTAACTGGCGCTGCTACAAATGGCGTTGATGGATTTACTATAGCGTTTGGTGGAAGTGCAAATGATGTTCATCACATCACGTTTACAGCAGAAGCGGAGTTATAAAATGGCAAGTTTAGAAATAATAGATTTAACAGTTTTAAGATACAAAAAGTATGAAGATGGTTCGGGAAATTTAATCACTAATGCAATTAAGCGAATAGATTGCACCCCAAATCTTTTTATTCCAGTAAACCCAAATAATAGAGATTATAAAATATATCTTGATTGGGTAGCTGCTGGGAACACAATAGCAAACGCATAACCACATTAGAAAGTTAGGGTACAACCTTTGAACCTTATAAATATGTAGAAAAGGGAAAGAGTATGGCCGTACCATCAACAAAAGCTACATTAAAAACATACTGTCTAAGAGCTTTAGGCTTCGGTGTTATTGATATAAATGTTTCAGATGACCAAGTGGACGACCGTTTAGACGAAGCACTTCAATATTTTGCACAATATCATTATGATGGTATTGAAAGAATGTATCTTAAACACCTCATAACATCAGCTGATGTTACTCGGGCAAGAGGAAACTCAGACGCTATTGCGACAGATGTGGTGGACACCAGTGTAACTGCAACTTGGAGTGAAGGAAACAATTGGATTCCTATTCCAAACTCTGTAGTATCTGTTACCAGAGTATTTCCATTTACTGACACAGGTGGTGGCAGTAATATGTTTGATGTTCGTTATCAATTACGATTAAATGACCTGTTTGATTTTTCTTCAACGTCTGTTATTCAATATGAAATGACAATGCAGAATTTAGATTTTCTAGAACACATTCTTGTGGGAGAAACACCCATTCGGTTTAACCAACATCAGAATCGTCTTTACGTTGATATGGATTGGGAAAACGATATAACTGCTGACGTAGACTTTATGGTTATTGAATGTTATCGGAAGCTTGACCCAAATTCATTTACAGATATTTACGATGATATTTATTTAAAAAGATATGCAACCGCACTTATCAAAAGACAGTGGGGTGCAAACTTGTCTAAGTTCTCAGGGGTTGCAATGTTAGGTGGTGTCACTATGAATGGTGAAACCATATTCAGTCAAGCAACAGAGGAATTAGAAAAACTAGAAGAACAAATACAATTAGCATTTGAGCTCCCAATCAATTATATGATAGGATAACAGATGGCAATTAATTCATTTTTCCATACAAATAATGCTGCCGCAATAGCAACCGAACAGTCTCTTTATAGTAATCTTATAAAAGAAGCAATACAGATTTATGGCCATGACGTTTATTATCTTGACCGTACATTAGTTGCAGAAGATACTATAATGGGAGAAGATTCACTTTCTAAGTTTACACAACAACACCCTATAGAAATGTACATTGAAGATTCAGAGGGTGGGTTTGCAGGCGAAAAAGAAATAATGAGTCAGTTTGGTTTGGAAAATTTAAGTGAAGTTACTTTCGTTGTTAACAAAATAAGATTTCAAGAACTAGACAGACAGATGCAAATAGAAACCGCAACAGACACGACTTCTGGCGGTTCTATATTATTAGAGTCAGGAACGATAGACCAATCAGATAGTTCTACTACTCTGTCAACTGCATCGGGCGATTCTAATTTTTATATTATACAAGACACATCTGCGACAGACGCAGATAGACCAAATGAGGGAGATGTAGTATATCACCCTGTACTTGACAAAATGTTTCAAGTTAATTTCGTAGACCACGATGAGCCATTTTATCAACTAGATAATAATCCAGTTTATAAACTAAGATGCCGTCTGTATGATTATAGTGCAGAAGTTATTGATACAGGTATTGCAGACATTGATGCGATTGAAGATGAACTATCAACAAATGCGTTAATCTATCAATTTACCTTGCAACAATCTTCAGCGGTAACAGAAAACATAAGACTTGAATTAGGAACTGGTGATGATGCAGGGCTACTACTTGAAGAAACAGATGGTGATAATATCCTTGGTGAAAGTGATACTACTTCTGTGGGTGAAAGTATACTCATTGAAAACTCAGCTGATACAGGAGATAATTCCTATCTCATACAAGAAGACTATATAGTAGGAGATATGGTGACTGATAAAACTGCACAAAACGAGCTATTTACTGCACAAAGCGCGACAGTTCTAGACTTCAGCGAATCAAACCCATTTGGAGATGTAGGGAGTAATACATAATGCTAGGACAACAATTTTATCACGAAAGTATACGAAAGGTTATTGTTTCTTTTGGAACAATGTTTAACAATATTAATCTTGTTCGTAAAGACAATTCTGGAAACATAAGTCAATCTATGAAAGTTCCTCTTGCGTATGGCCCAAGAGAAAAGTTTTTAGTGCGACTGAATGAAGATGCAGACTTAACGAAACAAGTTGCGATTACCTTACCTCGTATTGGATTTGAGATTCAAAACTTAGAATATGATTCTGGTCGTAAACTAAATCGTGTTCAACGATTTAAAAAAGTTAAAGGTGCAAACGCTAAACAACTAGACGCACAGTATATGCCTGTGCCATATAATTTAGCAATAGAATTATACGTTATGGCAAAACAATCTGATGATGCCTTACAAATTGTAGAACAAATTCTTCCATACTTCCAACCAGACTATACATTGACAATCAATGATAATGTTGCGATGGATAGTAAAAGAGATGTTCCCATTGTATTAAATTCTATTTCGTATGAAGATAATTATCAAGGAGACTTTACTACTCGTAGAGCACTAATATACACTCTTTCATTTACTGCGAAGTTTTATTTGTATGGCCCTGTTACTTCTAGTAAGGTTATCAAGACTGTTCAAGTTGACCAGTATACTGATTCGGAAGTTAATTCGCCTAAGAGAGAACAAAGACTTACAGTTACACCAAATCCAGCAAGTGCTGACGCAGATGATGATTTTGGATTTAGTGAAACTACGTCTTTCTTTGAAGATGCGAAAGACTTTAATCCAGTAACAGGTTCAGATGAATAAAGATACTTTGTTACGACTTGATAAAACTTTGGGTGTTATAGAAAAAATTATTCCCGAATCAACTGACATTGAAAAAAAAACTGGCGATGTTAGAGATGGTCATCCAGTATCCTCAACTATTACTAGCGAAGACGTTGACAACGATTACAAGTATCAAAGAGAAAATCTTTATAACTTAATTGAACGAGGTCAAGATGCAATTGATGGTATTCTAGAACTTGCAAAAGAATCAGAACATCCAAGAACATACGAAGTTGCACTTAATGGTATCAAGCAAGTTGCAGAGGTAACAGAAAAACTTGCAGACCTACAAGAGAAAATGAGAAAATTGAAAGAAGTACCAGACCACGCACCAAGAACAGTAAACAATGCACTGTACGTTGGTTCTACAGCTGAGCTACAAAAGATGTTAAAAGAAAAAAAATAACATTTTAGATTTACAATTAGGATTATATTATGAATGTTGAGAAACAACAATTGTGGTCAACCACAATTTTTAATTATAAACTTGAAGAAATAAATAATGATGAGCTTAAAACAAAAATTTTAAACATAGAAAAACAAGGAAAGGGATTTCAATTTAATCCAGTGCAAGGTGGTGGTTGGCAAAGCAACAAATCATTACTTGAAGAATCATCATTATTTTCACTAAGAAAAAATATGATTGAAAGTGTAAATAAAATTTTAAGTACACTTTACATTGACGATGCAAATATAAGTTTAATTAATAGTTGGGCAAACATTGCAAGAGATGGTCAATGCACTATGCCACACATTCATGAAGAAGCTTCTTGGTCAGCAGTATATTATGTAACACCAACAGATGATGCAATTTTATATCTTAAAGACCCACGAACACAAGAAGCTATGGACGCATCTCATGGACTTTTGAAACAACCTTATAGTAATGTAATTGGTAAAAGACCTTTTAATGCTGGAGAGGTTATATTGTTTCCAAGTTGGTTAGAACATGGTGTTGCTCCAAGCACCAAAAACACAACAAGAATAAGTATAGCATGTAACTTTCTAATACATGGGAATAGGTAAAATGGCTGAACAAGGAGTATACTTAGGTAATCCAAATCTTAAACGGGCAAATGTGTCTCAAGAGTGGACAAAAAAAGAAGTTGAAGAATACTCTAAGTGTATGAATGACCCTCAATATTTTGTGGAAAACTATATTATGATTGTGTCATTAGATGAGGGTTTAGAGTATTCTTCAACTTCTTTTTT